CAAATTATCTTCTGTTTCTGAGGTTGCTATCTCGGAAGGGAATGATATTGTTTACAAAAAGTATGACATCAGTCAACTGGTAGGGCAGCAAGTACAAGGTCTTACTTCTGGTGTTACTGCAACTATTTTAGCAACTAAATTGGCAACAGAAACTGCTGCTGATACTTTGTTTGTTAATTACATCAATAGTGGTAATTCAAATACGGAACCAACTTTCCGTCAAGGTGAGACTCTAGAAGTTGTTGATGGTGTCAATACACCACTTCTAGTTGTTGGTACAGACGGAAGCGTTCTTCCCACTAGTATTGAGATCACTAACCCTGATACGGGAGAAACTACTTCTCTGGAAAGTCCTGCGATGGGTTATGGATCTGCTGTAAAGGTAGAAGAAGGAATTTACTTTGTCAATGGTTATTTTGTTCGCAATGATGAAGCACTTCTGGTTATTGACGAATATTATAACAAACCATCTGCAAAAGTAGGATTTACAATTAAAGAAGAAGTTGTAACACCAGAAGCAGATGCATCTCTATATGATAATTCTATTGGATCTGCAAACTATACAGCTCCTGGAGCACATAGACTCAAGATTTCTTTAGAGTTGAAAGAATTTGCTCTAAATGCAATCACTGATAAGAATTTCATTCAATTACTGAATGTCTCTAGAGGTCAAATTCAAAGTAAGATTTCTTCTACAGACTTTAGTGTTCTAGAACAAACACTTGCTCGTAGAACCTTTGACGAGTCTGGTGACTATGTTGTAGATAACTTCTCTGTTGATATTAGAGAGTTTGCTCAGAAAGATGGAAATAGAGGCATCTATGGTGCCGATGAGTTTGGTCTTTATAATGGAAAGAGTGCAGCAGAAGCTGCTAGGAAGATGGTTGCCAGCATTGGTCCTGGTAAAGCATATATTAAAGGATATGAGATTGTCAACAAAGAGACTAAGTATCTTGAAATTAATAAGGCAAGAGAAAGTCTTTCTAGTGATAACGTAAATCTTAAGAGTAAGGGTCTTCCAACTTACAGTATTACCAATGTATATGGTAGTGTTCCTCTAAACAAAGAAGGATCGGAACTCACAGCATATCCTGATGTATTCCTATACTCTACATTTAATGATGGATCTATTGGTCTGAATGACACGGAACTTTCAACAGATCATAGACAGACTATTGATAGAAGAGGTAAGATTTTCAATACCGATGATGGAATTAAGACCATCACCTTACAAATTACAAATACTGTTACTTTAATTGGTTCAGTTACAGATGCTACATTCCAGACACAGTTTGGTGAATTGTTCTATATCAAGACTAGAAGTGATCTTGGAACACCAACTGCTATTAGTTCTTTCAAGACACTATCCTTTGCAACTACAAACAAACCACTAATTAACTCTTCTGAATCTGTTCAGTTCTTAGAATTGACAGTGTATGGTAATAAGAGTGAATTAGAATTACTTACACTAGAATATGATCTTTCTGATAGTGAGTATAAGAGAAAAATTTTCTTGAGTGAAGCTGATGCTGCAGCAAATAATAATGAGTTTGGATTTGTTGTAGATTATTCTGATATTATTACTCCTGTTATTGGAAAAACAAAACCAAGCAACTTCTTCTTACAAAGCAGAGGTTCTGGATTTAATTCCGATTCTGATATTGTATTGTCCAAAGGTCGTTTAGAAGCAGGAACTTCTGCATACAATACCACTTTTGGATACTCTTATTTTGATCCTCAATTCTTTACTAAGATTATCTTAGAAAGTATTCCTTCTGGTGCAAGTGCATTTGATGAAGGTAAGTATGTATTTGGCATTGATAGCAATGCATATGGTGTTGTAGAAGGATCTTCTGCTGGTGTTTACAGTACAGGAAGAATTCTATTCGTTAAAACTTTATCTGGTAAGTTTCAATCTGGTGAAACAATTAGAGATGAAGATGGTAATACCGTAAAAATTGCAAAAGACAATACAATCTCTCACTTTGTAGTTCAAAATAGAGGTTTGGGGTATGCTGATGGTGTATCTCTACTAATCAATGGTCTTGAATTTGATGCATCAAAAATTGCTTTAGGTAAAACTATTGCAGGTAACATTTACAATGCAACCATTATTAATAGAAAAGCAGTAAATATTGAGTATGCACAACCACCAGCAGTAACTGTTAAGAATCCTGACGGAGCAGCTACACCTAGTTCTGCTGCTGCTGTTGTACCAGTTCTATTCAGAAATACTGTTACTACTTACACACCACAAAATGTAAAGTCTATTGGTTGTTCCTATGGATCTGGAAACTCCAATTCTTTCTCTGCAGACGTTGTTGTAGATAGTCAAGAAAAATCCGAGATCAAAGCAGTTACCAACTACACATTCTTTGGATCGCAAGGTGCAAACTTTATTGAATCTACTAGTTTTAGTGCTGATGCATCTCCAATTCTACAGCAAGGAGATCTTGTACAATTCTCAGATGATAGTAACAACCTGGTTCGTGCAATTGTACAATATGCTACAAAACAAGAAGGAGCATCAAAATCTAGAATTTATCTAGATACATGTCTTCCTGGTGATGTTACCAATACCAGCATTGTACGTTTACGTCCAAAAGTACAAAATACTAACTCTGGTACATTATTATTCCCAACTGGCAGTAAGCAGGTTTCTCAAATCTCTGCTGGTGGAGATGATACTAAGATCAAGTATTACTTCCGTAGAGATTTTGTAACCACCGCATCTTCGGGTGGCGGTACGATTACATTTGCTGCACAGTTACCATTCGGAACACAAAGATTTGCAGCTTTCAGTGAGAGCAACTTTATCATTACTGTATTGGATCCAGGTGATGCTCCTAACATTGTTAAGGGAGACATCATCTACATCTCTGATGACGCAGTAGAAATTACATCTGCTACTGACACTGCTAGTGGTCTCACATCTGGTAGCATCAGTCTACAGTTACCATCAACATATTTTGGAACTATTCCTTCTAACGGAACATTCCCTAAACTTAAGTTGACAGCAACTCTTGAAGTATCTAATGCAAAACCAAGACTTAAAACCGCAGTAAGAAACAAGAGACTTGTCATTGCTTCTGCAGGTGATCGTATTGTCCCATTTAGAGGACAAGACTATGATAATGAAGTTGTAGAAACTCTATCATATTCTGATGCATTCAAACTAAGATATGTTTATGAAGGAACTTCTTCTCAAGCACCAGATGTAGACTCTGCTGGTAATCTAATTTCAGGAACTGATGTTACTGCTAGATATACATTTGATAATGGACAGAGAGACACATTGTATGATGTTTCTAGAATTGTTCTAAAACCTGGATTTGACCCTGCAGTTGGACAACTACTCATCGCATTTGATTACTTTGAGCAATCTCAAGGAGACTTCTGCACGATTGATAGTTATCTACATGAGGCAGGTGTTCCAGAAGATGAAATCCCATCTTTTAACTCTTCAGTTCATGGCAATTTAGAACTTAAGAATGTAATTGACTTTAGACCTAAAGTTGATAGTAGTGCTATTATTCCTGGTTTCCTCAATATTGCGTCTCTTGAGACTACTGCTGGATCTTTTGCGGGTCCTGGTGCTATCTTAGCAAGCACACCAGCTCCAGACCTAGGACTAGAGTATACATTCTCCTTCAGTCAGATTCAATACTTAGATCGTATTGATGGTATTTTCTTAGACAAGAAAGGAAACTTTATTGTCAAGGAAGGTAATTCTTCTCTCAACCCAACTAAACCAGATCCTATTGATGATGCTGTACCTCTCTTCTATGCATATATTCCTGCATTTACGAAGACAACTAAAGATGTAAGAGTTACTCCAGTTGATAACCGTCGTTACACAATGCGTGACATCGGTAAACTAGAGAAGCGTATTGAGCGTCTTGAGTATTATACCACACTTAGCATCCTAGAGCAGCAAGCTCTGAACATGCAAGTCAAAGATGAAATTGGACTTGATAGATTTAAGTCTGGATTCTTTGTTGATAACTTTGAGGCACATAAAGTCGGAAATCTTTCTTCTCTTGATTACAGATGTGCAGTGGACAGTCAGCAAAGTGTCCTACGTCCTCAAGCAAAAGAAGATTCTGTAAATCTAGAAGAGGTAAATGTAAGAGAAGATCAAAGATCTGTTTCTGGTTACAAGAAGTCTGGAGATATGGTAACTCTACCTTTCTCTCCTCTAAATTTACTAGGAAATGATTTTGCATCTAAGACTTTAAATCCAAATCCATTTGTTGTTCTTCAGTATGTTGGCGATGGAGAAATTTCTCCATCTATTGATCATTGGTATGATCAAACTGAAGAACCATTGGTAGTAGATACTAACACTGATCTGTTTAACATCTTCCTTGCAAAAGAAAATGTTAAAGAAAGTTTCTCTAGTTTGTACAATTCTTTTGTAGTTAACTGGGTTGGAACATCCACATCATTTACTACTATTAATTCTCTGGGTCAAGTCAACACACAGCAAGCTGCAACTTCTGTTGCTAGCGCATCTGTTGCAAGTTCTTCTAATATTAGTCCTCAAAATAATGAGGTAGGAAAAGGAATTCAGACTAAGAGTGTTGGCGAAAGTTTAGTTTCAACTTCTCTAGCATTCTTTGCCAGAAGCATTCCTGTTAGATATGTTATTAGAAGAATGAAACCCAACACGAAAATGTATGTCTTCTTAGAGGGAAGAGATATTGGTCGCTGGGTAAATCCAGACCTAAGATTCACAGGTATTGCTGGTAACTCTCTATCTGCATTCAATGGTGAAATTACAACTGATGAGTATGGTAATGCTAGTGGACTAATTGTTGTTCCTGCTGGTCTACCACCACTTGAGAATGCAACCTGGACTGGTGATGTAGATACTCTACCATATGACACTTCCGCTGAAGAAGTATCAATTACTTCAGGTGTATTGACATTTAGATTTACCTCTAGTGCAACTAATGCTCCTAAAGAAGAGGTAGATAGTTATACTGAAGTCAAATATTATGCTACTGGTATTCTCCCAGAAAATCCTGCTAGCATTGTATCAACTAAACCTTCTTACTTTAAGTCTAATGAAGGTGTTCAATTGATTGAAAGTAATACTGATAATCCTATCAGACCTAATCCTCTTGCACAAACATTCAAGGTTGAGAACCTAGAAGGTGGTTGTTTTGTTACTGGTGTTGATATGTTCTTCAGTAAGAAGAGCACTAATATTCCAGTCAAAGCATATATCTCCAATGTTGATGCAGAAAAACCAGCTAAGAATATTGTTCCTGGTTCTGAAAAAACACTTTCTCCAAATACGTTCCTCAAGTGCTTTGCTAGTGGTAATGTAGCAGTCTACAAGGGTGAGAGTGTAACAGGTGCATCTTCTGCCGCTTCTGGTCCTATTATTAAGATCTTTGATAAGAACAATGTAGAACTAGTAGCTACCGCATCTGGTAAGTTTAGTCTCACGAATGAGCAAGTATATACTATTGTCCTTAGTAATCATAATGGAAAATCTTTCGTACCAAACGAAGATTTAATTATTCCATCTGTTACTGAAGCAAATGCATTGAACAACACAGATCTTGTTCTTGCTATCGCAAAAGATAGTGGTAAGGTTTCTAGAATGAGAATTACTAACACTGGTCAAAATTATGACAGTGCGATTCTTACTATTGAGAGTCCACAATTACCTGGTGGATCTACTGCTACTGCAAGTATTGAAGTTTCAAATGGTAAAATTTACAATGCTGAGGTATCACTGAGTGGTTTTGGTTACACAGAAGCGCCCTCTGTGGTCGTTAAAGGCGT